CACCGCCTGAACTTAAAGGCATGGAGCTGACAGTTGAGTTTACGTCTGTTTTGGCGCAGGCCCAGCAGATGATTGGCACCAATGGCGTTGACCGGTTTGTCGGTAATCTCGGCATGGTGGCGCAAATGAAGCCTGATGTGCTGGATAAGTTCGATGCTGACGCATGGGCGGACATGTATTCTGAGAGCCTTGGCGTCGATCCGAAGATGATTATCGGCAATGAGCGCGTTGGATTTATCCGCGAGGCGCGGGCCGAGGCGGCACGCAAGCAGGAAATGATGGAAAGCGTTGCTCAACAAGCGAGTGCGGCGAAGGATTTGGGATCAGTCAGCACGGACCAGCCTAATCTTGCGACTGATATGCTTAACCAGTTGCAGGGCTATGGCAGCCCTAGCGGTGTTGATGCGTGATGAATGAAAACTCGATAGAGGCCTTGTTTGGCCTTGCTGATGAAAAAGTAGAAAAGCGCGAGAAGCTGAGTGAGAAGCAGAAGCGCAAGATTGACCAGTTGGATCAGGATATGGCGTGGCTTCTAAGCCATCCGCAGGGGCGTCGTGTGTTGACGGCGTTTCTGGCCAAGTGCCGACTGAACTTTGGCAATTTCACTGGCAATTCATCGACATTCAAGCTGGAGGGTCAACGCGAGCTAGGGCTTGACCTGATTAGCTGGATCAGAGCCGCGAGCCCTGTTGAGGCGCGCAAGATTATAGCAGATTTGTTCGTGGGAGATGACCATGACTGACGAGACGTTGATGACCGAAACCGCAAGTACACCTGAAGGGGAGGCATCATCGGAAACGACTGAAACCACTACGGAAACAGTCGAGACCACCTCAGAAGAGACCACAACGGAAACGACTGAGGTTAAGGCGGACGAGCCGATCGAGTATATTTTTGAGCTTCCAGAGGGTGTTAGCATGGCTGACGAAACCCTTGAGGGCTTGAAGTCGCTCGCGGGTGATCTGAAGCTTGATCAAGAAAGCGCTAATAAGGTCAAAGACCTTGGCGTTGAAATGCTCAAAAAGTGGGAAACCGCCCAATCTGAAGCGCTTGAAGCCATGCGGACCGAATGGGCCGATGCGGCGAAGAGTGACAAAGAGATCGGCGGGGCGAAGTTTGACGAAAACATTGCGGGCGCAAAGGCTGCAATGGACAAGTTCGCCACTCCTGAATTGACGGCATTCTTGAACGAGTCCGGGCTGGGTAACCATCCAGAAATGATCCGCCTTTTCTGGAAACTGAATAATCAGATTTCCGATGACGCATTGGTGTCGGGCAATCCCGCGCCGCAACCTAAAACGCGTGCTGAAATCCTTTTCGGCAGCTAACCCTTAAAAAAGGAAAACTAGATGGCTACGCTATCCACGATTCATCCCACTCTGCGGGATGTCACGAGCCGACTCGACCCTGACGGGAAGATCGACACGATTGCAGAGATTTTGGCCGAAACCAATGAGATCCTGGACGATATGGTCTGGCTCGAAGGTAACTTGCCCACTGGTCACCGCACGACTGTGCGGACTGGCTACCCTACGCCAACATGGCGCAAGCTCTATGGCGGCGTTCAGCCGACCAAATCCAAAACCGCGCAAGTCACTGATACTTGCGGGATGCTGGAGGCTTATGCCGAGGTTGATAAGGCTCTGGCAGACCTGAACGGCAACACGGCAGAGTTTCGTTTGTCAGAGAACAACGCCCACTTGATCGGCATGAACGAGCAAATGGTCGATACTCTGATCTATGGCGACGAGGACACAAACCCAGAGCGGTTTACCGGCCTCGCGTCTCGTTACTCGACTAAAGCCAGCGGCGAGCAGGCTGAGAACATTATCCTTCAGTCAGGCACCACGCCGGACAATGCGGACAATGCCTCGATCTATCTGGTCGTTTGGGGTGCCACGACATGTCACGGCATCTATCCAAAAGGCTCTACGGCTGGTCTGCAAATGACCGACAAGGGCCAGGTCACGATTGAGGATGTTGACGGCAATGGTGGGCGCATGGAAGCCTATCGGACTCATTACCGTTGGGATTGTGGTCTGACTGTGCGTGACTGGCGCTATGTGGTCCGTATTCAGTACAATGATGAGGATCTGACGAGCGATGCGGCTTCTGGGCCTGACTTGATCGACCTGATGACTGAAGCGGTTGATATTCCGCCAAGTTTGAGCGTTGGCAAGCCTTGCTTCATGATGAACCGCCGCGCCAAGTCTTACCTGCGTCGCCAGATGGTGAACAAGGTGAAAAACTCGACGCTCACCATGGAAGAAATTGCTGGTAAAAAAGTGATGTCGTTCGACGGCATTCCTTGCCGCCGCGTTGATGCGCTTCTTCGCACTGAGACTGGCATCGCAACTTAAGGAATAGAGAGATGATTTTAGACGAACGTATTGAATTTGCGAGCGCCACGGCGCTTGATACGTCAGGCACAGACACGGATCTGATCGGTGACGTGTATGACACGGGCGGCGATGGCTGGAATGAGGCTGAAGGGCTTTATCTGGTCATTCAGGTGGCCACCACGGCAACCTCTGGCGGATCGGCAACGGTGCAATTCCACCTTGCTTCTGATGCGGCGGCGGCGATTGCGACAGATGGATCAGCGACTTATCACTGGTCATCAAGTGCAATTCCGGTGGCGACACTGGCGGCTGGTTACTATGTGGCGAAGATTGCAATTCCGGCAGGCGAATATGAGCGCTATGTCGGTATTCTGACCACGACCGGAACGGCAGCGATTACAGCGGGCGCGATCAACGCCTTTGTGACGCCGAACATCAAGACCTGGAAAGCGTTTGCGAACGCGCCGGGTGCTGCGATTTCGTAAGGAGGGTAACTTATGCCTAAGCGCAAAGTTATTGCTCGCGGTTACTTCAACAAGAAAGTCTGGGAGCCCGGTGAAGAAATCGAGGTTCCTGCAAGCTTTACGGCAAAGTGGCTTGAGGGCGCGCAAGCGCCTGTTAAGCGTCGCCGCAAGAAGGCGGAGCCGGAAGTGGCTGCGCCTGAAGTAACCAAAGAAACTGACGTGTCTGATGACGACGCCAGTTGATATTTGCAACGTGGCCTTGGCTCATATTGGGCACAAGGCCACAGTTGCCTCGATTGATCCGCCAGAGGCTTCGGTCGAAGCGGAGTACGGTGCATTGTTCTGGTCGAGCGTGCGCCGATCGACGCTTAGTTCTCATTCGTGGGGCTTTGCGACTGAGCGTGCGTCCTTGGCGAGCTTGGCGGTAACGCCTCCGACGCCTTGGACGTATGCTTATCCTATGCCGTCAGCAAGCGTTCGCTTTCTGGGGGTTAAGGCCCCGAATGAGACTGATGACATCCCGTTTTCAGATTGCCGGGTTGGGCGGCAGGCTAGCCAAAGCGTGATCTATACGAATGTAGAAAATGCGGTCGCGGTCTATGTGGCGGATGTCACAGATACCCAGCTTTACACAAGTGAGCTGATCACCGCTTGCGAGTACCTGATGGCGGCGAAGTATGCGGGGCCGATCATTAAGGGCACTGAGGGCGTCAACGTGGCGCGTGCGATGACAGAAATGGGCATGTATCACTTGAATGAAGCTAAGCGGATTGATGCAGCGCAGACGCAAAATAGCGATGTGACGAGCCCCAGCACTTACAAGGCGGGACATTTGCAGGCGCGGGGGATTAGTACCGTGACGGCAGATGCGAAGATTGTCCGCAGCTAATGCCTAAGCTTTACACGCGCTCATTTAATGGGGGTATCATTTCGCCGGACATGTGGGGGCGGATTGATGACCTTAAGCACAATACGGGTTTGAGTGTTTGCAATAACTTTATTGTCCTGCCTCAAGGGCCGATCACGGCACGCCCTGGCTTTCGGTTTGTGCGCGAGGTTAAGGATAGTTCCAAGTTTACGAGGCTGATCCCGTTTCGGTATTCAGCGACGCAGACCATGATGCTTGAGTTTGGTGAGACTTATATCCGGTTTCACTCGTTTGCTTCCACGCTTCTGACACCGACGAGCGGTGTGAGCGCTTATGATAGTGGATCGACTTATGACCAGGGTGATTTGGTCACTGAAAGTGGATCAACGTGGTATGCGGTGCAGGACGTTCCGACGAGCACGACGCCTAGCTCTAATCAATATGATGATGAGCCGATCGTTTCGGCCACTTGGTCGCTAACGTCCTCTGGCAATGCGAGCATACCAAGCGGCTACACATTTGAAGGGACAGAGTTACCTGAGACGGCAACGGTAGGCGGCAAGGTCGCGATTTCGCGCACGACTTACACGATTGTTTCCTCTGGATCTGGTGGCGGAAGCTTCGAGGGCATTGGCGACATCACGGTTATCGAGTCTACGGTCTATGATGCTTATGATGGCGTGGCGAGCAGTTCGACGGGCGGTTACTGGTATCAGATGCCAACTGAGTATCAAATCCCGACGCCTTACGCGGAGTCGGATTTGGCGGCGATCAAGTTTGCACAGTCTGGCGATGTTCTGACGCTCACGCATCCAAACTATGCACCGCGTGAGCTAAGACGAAACGGAGCGACAGAATGGACGCTAGTGACCTCGACATTTGGCTCAACCTTGAGCGCGCCGACGATTTCAAGCGTGACACCGACAGCGGCATCAAGTCCATCAGATACGCAGAGTTATTCTTATGTAGCGACCACGGTAAGCGATGATCAGTTGGATGAGAGTGTTGCGAGCAGTGTGGCGAGTGCGACGAACCAGCTATTTGATACGGGCGCTTTGAATACGATCAATTTCGGCACATCAGGACGGCGCAATGTCTACAAGCTGAGCGGTGGCTTATATGGTTATATCGGGCAGACCGATGGCACGACCCTTGTGGATGACAATATCGCGGCAGATGTCAGCCGGACGCCGCCACAGAATCAAACGCCCTTTGCAAGCGACTATCCGCGCACGGTGGCCTATTTTGAGCAGCGCAAGGCATTTGCGGGGACGACGAGCTTTCCGCAAAACTTCTGGCTAACGAAGACAGGCACAGAGAATAATCTGGATTACTCAATTCCGGTTCGGGATGATGACGCGATTTCGATCAAGATTGCGGCGCTGGAAAGTTCGACCATTCGGCACCTGGTGCCTTTGGATGATCTGATTATTTTGACTGATAGCGCAGAATGGCGGGTTTCGCCGGTCAATAGCGAGGCATTAACGCCGACGACGACGAGTGTGCGGGCAACCTCGTATATTGGCGCAAACAATGTGCAGCCGGTCGTTGTGTCTCGCACGGTGGTTTATGCGGCAGCGCGCGGCGGTCATATTCGCGGGCTGGGTTATGACTTTGAGGCTAATTCTTATGTCTCGGTCGATTTGAGCCTTCGGGCGCAGCAGCTGTTTGATTATAAGCAGATTACGGATTTGAGTTATGGAAAGAGCCCCACGCCGATCGTTTGGGCGGTATCGTCAGATGGGACAATGCTGGGCCTTAGTTTCGTTCCTGAGCAGCAAGTCTATGCGTGGCACACGCACTCGACGGAAAACGGCACGTTTGAAAGCTGCGCGGTGATCGATGAGGGCGATGATTCAATCTGTTATGTGATTGTGAACCGCACGATCAACGGGGCGACAAAACGCTATGTCGAGGCAATGGGAAGCCGCTACTATCAGAATTTGAGCGACTTCGTTGGTCTGGATAGCTCTATTTCGTATTCTGGGGCCGCCACAGCGAGCTTTAGCAACCTTGACCACTTGGAGGGCGAAACAGTCTACGCGCTTGTTGACGGGGCTGTTCAGGGGCCTTTCACGGTGTCGAGTGGGTCGATCACCACGGATGAGCCGGGTGAAGTGGTGCATGTCGGCATTCGGCGCACGGCAGACATGAAGACTTTGCCGCTGGTTGCTGAGATGGAAGCTTATGCGCAAGCGCTGGTGAAGACGATCAAGAAGGTCACTTTGCGGGTTTGGCGATCGGGCCGCTTTTTTGCGGGCGAGGATGTGAACAGTTTATATGAGGCGAAGGTGAGAACGACAGAGAGTTATGGCGATGCGCCTGGTCTTCAGAGCCGCGAGGTTGAAGTGCATATTGGCGGCACATGGAATGACAACGGTCAGGTTGTTGTGCGCACACAAGATCCGACGCCTTTGACGGTTTCCGGTTTAACGGTCCATACGGAGTTTGGTGGGTAGATGGCGATTGCATCTCTAGCTGCCAGTGCTGCTGGCGGGGCAATGGATACGGTCGGCAGCTATTACAGTGCGCTAGGTCAAAAATCTGCGTTGAAGTTTCAGGCAACGATGGCGGAGCTGAATGCGGATGCGGCGGAAAGTGATGCACGCAATTCGCTTTTGCGCGGTGAACGCGAGGAACAGCGATTAAGGCTGGATACGGCGCAACTGAAAAGCTCGCAGCGTGTGTCGATCGCGAGCAACGGAATTGACCTTGGTTCTGATACGGCGGCGGCGGTCTTGACCAGCACTGATGTGCTTGGTGAGATTGACGCAAACCAGACCAAGGCGAACGCTTTAAGAGAAGCGTGGGGACACCGCACTGAGGCGGTGAACTATCGCAATGAAGCGAACATGGCCCGATCGACAGCGGGCGCGATTAGTCCGGGAATGTCGGCATTTACCACGCTTCTGACCAGTGCAGCGCAGGTTGCTGGTCAATATGCTGCGTCGGCGGATTCTGGGTCGCTGGCTGCGAGCAAGGAGCGCTGGGGCAAGATTGGCAAGGAAGCCAATTTCAAGGCGAAATCGTTCATGTCGGGATTGAAAGGGTTTTAGATGCCGCGTGTGCCGACATATAGCAATTTGCAAGTGGTTCCAGGTGGCGGCAATGCTGGCCGGGTAAGTTCGCGTGGTGCGCAGGGGCTTGCCAATGTGCAGGGCGCACAATTGCGCGAGACGGGTCAGGCGGTGCAGCAGGTTGGCGGCTTGCTTCATGCGGAGGTTGAGCGCCAGCAGGACCGGATCAATAGAGCGCGGGTGCAGGAAGCGACGCTGAAGTATCGCGAGGAGTTGGCCGAGGCTGAACGTGAATATCAGGAGTACAAGGGCGCTGAGCTGGTTGCCGGGGATAAGCCGATTATCCGGGATATTGAGGCACGGATTGAGCAGTCTCGCACGCAGATGATGCAAAGCCTGTCTTCTCCGGCAGCGCAGCGGGCTTTTGAAGAAATTTCGATGGATATGTCTGGCACATGGCGGCAACGGGCTGCTGGGTATGAGGCTGAACAGGCAGAGTTCTATATTGGTCAGCAACGTGACGGGGCGATTGTTGCGCAGGTTGAGACGGGGATAGCAGACCCTTACAAGCGCGCGACAAGTTTCCAGTCTGCGGGCACATTGCTGCGGGAGAAGTTTGAGGATCAGGGCTTTGATGGTGATCGGCTGAACCAGAAGACGCAGGAGGCAATGGGCGAGCTTTTGTCTGGTCAGATTGGTGTCTTGCTCGATGCGGATCGGATTGATGATGCGCAGGGTGTACTTGAGGCGGCGGAAGGCATGGTCTCGGCATCGGCTTATGAGTCGATGAGCACGGCAGTTAGCCAGAAGGCGTTTACGCGCGATGTGAATGACACGTCCGATATGGTCTGGTCTGAGTCCGAGGGTGATTATGGCACGGCACTGAAGATGGCGGGCATGATTGAGAACCCTGAGAAGCAGGAAGCGGTCATGAAGCGCCTGAATGCGCTGCGTATCCGGGACAACAATGTGCGCTCTCAGGCAGAAGCGCAGGCTGAGACTGAGGTATGGGGCGCGATTGAGCAGGCGAGCAACGCTGGCCGTGTGCCATCGGTCAATGATATTCCGCGCGATGCGTGGGAAACGATTGGCCCACAGGCGCGTATCCGCATTGAAAACTGGATGGCTGGTGGGGCTGGCGAGGGAGCTAGCGCCCAGGTCGAGGCGCAATCTGAGCTTGCCTACAATATCCTTGAGACGGTCTATGAGAATGACCCAGAGCTTTATATGCTGGGACCGGATGGCTGGGCTGAATCCAGTCCGCAACTTGCTGCGCTTTATGAAAGCCTGACACTTGAGGATCGGACAAAGCTGTCGCTTGATCGTCAGAAGCGCCAGGGCAAAGGGTATCAGACGCCTGAAATCACGAGCAATTACAAACAAGTCATGGCCTATGTTGCGTTTGCCTATGACAATGAGGACGCAATGAAGATTGCGAGGGCTTCGTCCTCTGACGAAGACACCTTCAGCAAGCTTCAGGAGCTTGAAGGCCACATCATGCGGTATGTGCGTGAATGGACGGCTTCTGCCGGGGGCGGTGTGATTGATGAGGCGACATCAAGAGATATTATTCGCCGGGCCTATCGTGATTTGGATTCCAAGAAGTTTAGCTACATGCCGGAGACGGCAGCGTTTTTGAGTGGCGCAATTGATGATTTCCGGTTTGCGGCTGAGATTGCTCGCAATCGCCTTGGTCGTGAGCCGACGATTGATGAGGCGGCGCGTGTGTACCAGCAATTGATTGAGGCGTCAGATGAGTGATCCCCTGACGCTTACGCCGGAGGAGCTGGCCAAGGCGCGCGAGCGGCTGCAAACGCAGCGCGTTGAGGCGCGCAATATCGACTATGGGCGCAACTTCATATTTGAGGTTGAAAGCCCTGACGATGCGGCGTTTGATCTTCGCAAGTCTGAGGAAAAGGGTATTCCGCGCAGTGTCGTGGCGGCGGATCGGCAGACGTTCAAGGCAGAAGACGATGTTGAAGCGTTCCGGCGTCAGGTCGAGCAAGCGCCGCGTCTCGGTGACTGGTTGCGGCGGGCTGAGAATTATGCGGTGGCGCGCGATGATACCGACAATCTTTCATGGTTTGAGAAGGCGGCGCAGACGGTCTATAATATGCCGGGTGCTGTTGCGGCAGGCTTCAAACGGGATGCGGCTGCTTATGCACCAGAGCGAGCGATAGAGAAGCGCGCCGATGCGCGCCGGAATCAGAAGTTTTTCCTCGACGTAGCTGAAGGCAAGAAAGACTTGCCCCGTGTCGGCGGCACAGCGGGTGCTGGCATGGCGCTAGCTCAAGCTAGGGGCGAAACCACGAACCCGACAGAACAGATGCGCCAGCGTGTGGAAATGTATCGCCGCGAGTATGGTCTTACCGAGGAAAGGCACAAGGCGCTTGATTTCGTCTCTCAACAAGAACTTGATGCGATTCATCGAGCCTTTGTAGAGGATATGCCAGAAGCGACTGGGTGGCTGTCGGAGGGCATCTATGACGGCATGGCGTCCATGCCTATCATGTTCAAAGCTCTGGCGGCTGCTGTTACCGCTGGTCCTGCGGCGGGTATGGCGGTCATGTATAATGAGGCACAGCGTCCGGCATACGTGCGAGCAAGGGCGCAGGGTCTGGATGAAGGGGCAGCCCAGCAATACGCGATGGTTCAGGGCTCGATTGAGACCGCATCAGAGCTGTTGCCATTCATGAAGCTGTTTGGTGACGCGCCCCCAGTCAAGAAATTTATCAATACAATTATCGCTGAAGGCCTGACAGAGGTGCCTGCTGGTATTGGCGGCGCGGTTGCTGACAAGATTTACCTTGAGCCGGACAAGACATGGGCCGAACTTGCTCAAGAGGCACCTG